AGCAGAAGACGGCATACGAGATTCCTCTACGTCTCGTGGGCTCGGAGATGTGTATAAGAGACAGATATTACTTGCAGTAATTATAAAGTCTCTTGTACTGTGATCAGTAAACATTACCTTCACATCTTTGTCCATTGAATGTGGTTTACTCATTCTTCTTCCTTACCCACTTCATCTAATGTGATCTCTCCTTGTGCTAATTTTATAGCTTCTAACATTTGCTCGTTGTAATCTTCAACAAACTTTATTGATAACTTTTGTACTTTATCAGGACGATGGTGATTAAGTTTTAATGAAGTCTGTGTTACCTCTTGACCACCGCATGCGTTAGCCATAGCTATCGCCCACTTTTTCATCTCCTTTTTACTTGTAAATATGTTCATGTATTAATCGCCACCACGCTCACCACGTACAAACACATAGTGTATTATGTCATTCCATAATTCAAACTCATAAATGTATAGATCATTTGCTTTTAAATAATCTTTCAGTCCTTTTATAGAATCAATATACATTGGTTTACCATTGCGGCAGACTAGAAACTTAGCACCAGTCTTAGCAACAGATGTACGTAATTCAGATAACATATAATCATCTACTATTGCAGTCATTCTTACCTTTCCACTCTTAATTATATACACAAAAAAGTAGATATCAAGAATTTTATACAAAAAACAGCAAACTTAACTATGTCAAATTTGCTGCCAAAGACGAAGGTAAAGGAGGAAACCCGTCGCCTAAGAAAAGAGTTGCATATAATTATACCATATGGTATCTTAGATAATGTAGTTAACCTTTATTCAAGGTAACTCCTTCCCAATTAGGAAGAACCTGGTCTAGCCCGACCAGGTTTTTTCTTTATACGATCTCTAAATTATTGTGACCATTCTTATCTACAACCATAGTCACTACACCTTGCCTAGTTTTCTTACCTGCTTGCTGCTCAAAGTAAGTACTCTCATCTAAGCTAGGTACTTGAATCCAGGTTCGTGGATCATGTACTTGTCTAAAGTGATGGTAATGTCCTGTGACTAGAATCGACGAGGATCCTGCATGAAAACCACCAAAGGTTTGATTCTTCCACCAGTTCATAAGTTTATTTTCTACAGTACCACTGAACCCTGCAAGATGTCCATGCGTAAAACTCATGTTGGTTCCACATACATTTAAAGATAGATGTGGTTCATCAGGTATAACAAACTTTACATGATTGTATTGTGGTTTGTCTGCAAAGATCTCACCTATTTGTTCAAAGACTTCTATGTCATAGTTATCCATACCACCTGTTGGTGCTACACCTTTAGTAGTACGCTTCTCTCCATGATTACCTGGTACTGCACCTACTACTACAACATCAAAGTCTTTAGACCATTCAACCAATGCTTTAGCAATAAGTCTTCTAGCTAATTTCATTTGATTACGATAATCTAACTCGACTCCGTTAGGTCCCATTGCTTGTGGGTAAAACCCTACGCACCCTTCGACTATATCTCCTAATCCTACAACAGTAAGTTGATCCATCTCTACTCCTGCTTTACGTAAAAAGTTATATCGATCACGTACTAGATCTATCTTCTCTAAGAATCTTTTAACAATAGCTTCAGTACCTTCACCATCTCTCTTGCCTAGCTGTAAATCTGCAACTGCAACAAAGAAGCTAGCTTTAGTTTTCTTTACTTTAGGTTTTGCTTTACGCTTGTAAGACTGTATCCATTTTTCGATTCGAGTGTAATCTTCTTGATCTATTGTTGCTTCTGTTGCAACTATCTGTGCTTTGTATGCCCATGCTTGATGTATCTCTCCCTTACCAACGTTCATATCCCACGTAGAAACTCTTAATGTATCGTTGACTATTGCATATTTTTTGGGATCGAATCCCCATTCTTGTAGAAGTTCATCAAATTCAGGAGTAGAGCTAGTCATAGCTCTTGATGTTATGGTTCCTGTTTTAGTTTTATAATCAAACTTTACGCCAGGTTCCCAACCATTCGGGTGCGTAACGCCCTCCTTTACTTTATTGTGTGCTACGTCCTGTTGGGTTTCGGTAAGTTTACTTACCTGCGAGTTGTTTTTTTGCATACTCTTTTAACACTACTATTACAGCACCGCCACCTGCAATTGCTGCAGCTTCAAGTGTTGTAATGTTTAGATCCATTGCAGGTCCAACCAACAAAGCAGAACCGAATGCTTCGATGAATGTCCATACAACTTTTTCAACAAGTTGCTTTAGTTCGTCACTCATATTACTCCAATCTATATAATAGGTTTTCCTCTTAGCTTACTGTCAATGCGTGTCACTTTTTCGTGAATAGCATGTAACATTTTACTATCGGAACTTTGTTGTGGTGCTGCTGCACCATCAAGATTGATCTTACTGACCTCTAATGTGACTGGTTTACCTTGTAGTAATACTGCTGATACTTTTCTATACATACGTTCATAAGCATTACGTGACTGTCCAATCATACCGTCTTTACCTAAGTCAAGGTCTTGTTGAGTATTTCCTGTGAGTATACAACCTGACGTGTGTTCATCTGTGTTACCTGAATGAATCAGTATGTATTTAAAGTCAGGTACATCTTGTAATTCAAGCATACCGTAGTGTGCATTCTTATATCTTGCGCTGTACTTAGTGTGAAATCCACCGACTTTTCTAAATTTAATTTGATATGTACCTTCAGGTATGCAGGTTTCGTGCATTACTTTAACTGCTTGGTACTGATCTTCGAGTGTATAGCATTCAAACTTACCGTCAATGAACATCATTCCATTGGTAGCGTCAATGCCAAACTGTGTTCTTACAACTTGTATCTTCATTTAGACTCCCTGTTTACATCATTATAGTCTAAACAATCAGGATTTGTACAGAATAATTTATAAGGTTTTATCTGTACTTTAAGTGGTTGTGAGCATTTAGGACAAGATACTTTCAAAATATATTATCTGTACTTAATAGAGATGACTACTTAGTCATTTTCTTCTTACGTTTAGAAGAATATCTTTTTTTCTTTCCTGTTTTACTGTAAGGCATTATCTGCTCACTTTCTTTTTATTCTTATCTTCAGGTTTATCTTTACGTAAACCTATTGTTAATAACCATAAACCTATTGATATAAGTATAGCAATGCCTACTATATCTTTAGCTGTTCCTGTCAAAGTTAACCATGCTATAAAAAAACCTAGCAAAGTAAACGTTTGTGCAATAGTTTCTTTAAGGATTTCTCCTAACCAATTAATAAATTTTTTTATGTACTTCATATTCTACGTCTTATTCTAACGGGTGACACTTGAAGACTAGCTACAATTTGCGAAGCTATGATTACTGGTACTACAACTTCTTGTGCTTTTTCTTTTTGATCGCTTGTCATATCTGATCCAATTTCTGCTAGATCTATTTGATCTATCTGTATGTCAACGAATGAACCTATTGGATCAGCAAGGAATTGTTCTGTCTGTACCTCTGTCACTACGTCAGCAAGTGAGTAGTTTTCCACATCACTATTCTCTACTGCTCTCTCGACATACTCTTCTACAGCTTCACTAATAGCTTCATCTTTTTTTACAGCTGCAGCAATGATCTCCACGTCAGCTGCTTCTACTTGTAATACTTCTGCAACTACTTCTATTTGTTCTTCTGTTAGTTCTTGTACATCAGCAATAGCTTTTTCAACAACAGCTTGGACAACTTCTTGTACTTTTTCTGTAGCTTGGTCTAGGTTCTGTACACCAATATCATTTACTTGTTCAAGTACTTCAACAACTTCTTCGACAGTAGCTTCTTCTACGACAATCTCTTCTACAATTTCTTCTACTTCAGCTACTTCAACAGCGACTTCTTCTTCAGTAAGTTCTATCTGTTCCAGGTCCTGTTCCTGGGGTATCTCTCCAGTGACATCCTCGTCAACAATTTCCTGTATTGGCTCATCCAAAACTTCCTTGACATCCTCTTTAACTTCTTCATCAACAATCTCCTCCTCTATTTCATCTTGTATTGGTACTTCATCCACGACTTCGGTAACAATATCTTCCAAATCAAATTCAATAATCTCGAACTCAATAGGGAGTTCTTCAAACTCCACAACTTCTTCTTTAACAACTTCCTCTTTAGGTGTGTTAAGTACAGGATCATCATTCTTAGGAAGGATGTCATCCACATCTTCTTTAATTTCTTCTTCAATTATTACCTCTTCCTTAATTATATCTTCTTCTTCTATAATCTCAATGTCTTCTTCAGGTTCAGGTATGTCACAATCACCACGATCTATTTGTGCGTCAGTCATAAAACAACCGTATTCTTTTTCATTATCCACACGTTCTTGATCTCTCTCTATAGTTCCATCATTAACGCTGTCTCTTATACACATCTCCGAGCCCACGAGACGTAGAGGAA